CTCGCTCACTTCGGCACGAGAGTGGACATCATTATTGCTCTTGAAATGGGCAACAAAATTGATGCCACAGCAGCATATAAAGAAATTAAAGCAGAGCTTAAAGAACTCAAAAAAGCAAAAAAGAATTACGGAAAGGACTTGTAGTAAGTGTGGTGAGACAAAACCACTGAATGCAGATCACTACCAAATTGTAAAATATTTTAAAACTGGATATTCATATTACTGCAATGAATGCAACAAACCAAAACCCAGAGAGTAAATATTAACTTATAAATATTCTAAAGCTAGGTAAGTATTGGGATAAACTATGGCTGCCAAATTGACCGTGAGTGGAGTTGTATTTAGTGATGGTACATCGTTAACTTCAAAAAGAGGAATTATTCCTCAAGGTACTGTTTGGATTTTTTATCAAGCAAATGCCCCCACGGGATGGACAAAATCTACTGCTCAAGATAATAAAGCATTGAGGGTTGTGTCTGGAACTGGTGGAGGTTCTGGAGGGACTAATGGGTTTACATCTATGATGACTAGTGCTTATTTTAATTATGCTGGAAATATTAGTGGAGGTGATCCAACTGGACTTCATCCTTTGACTACGGGCCAAATACCGGCACATATACACTCTATGCCTTCATCGGTCTATCAACTTAACTCTGTTCCACAAAATAATAATCCAGATGGAAGTTTTAATAGTTGGAATGGTGGTGATGTGGGTCGGCCAGCACCAGGAGGCAGTGGTGGATGGGTACGAAACTCGCCTGCAACTGGAGCTATCGGTAGTGGAACTGGCCATCAACACCCCATTACTGCAGCTGCTCCTATCAGTGTACCAATTTCTTTAGCAGTTCAGTATATAAATGTTATTATGTGTAGTTTTGATGGATAAATACTTTCAATAAGATCTGTAGTTTACATTATATAATATGCCATCCGCAAGATTAACTGTCAATGGAGTAAGTTTTGGTGATAGTACCGTTTTGAATTCTAGGTACGGTATTGTTCCTCAAAGTTCTGTAGCAGTATTTTTTCAATCAGCTGCTCCTACAGGTTGGACAAAATCTACTGCTCAAAATGATAAGGCACTTAGAGTTACCTCGGGGAGTGGAGGAAGTGCTGGAGGAACTACTGCTTTTAGTACTATCTTTCCCACTTCGACTACTCCAGTATCAGTAACTGGTATACCATTAAGTGGAAGTACAGGAAATACAACTTTAACTGAAGGTCAATTGCCTTCTCACAATCACCCAAACGGTGGGTTCACTGGACTAACTCCAGGAGGCGGAGATGTTTCCAGTGGTGGTGGATGGACTCGAAGCAGTCCTAACAGTGGTCCAGGCCCTAGTTCTGGTGGCGGAAGTCATAGTCATCCTTTTTCAGGCACAGCCAGTTTTTCAGCTACTTTTGATCTTAGACTTCAGTATGTAGATGTTATCATTTGTAGTTTTAATTAATTTGTGATATAATACCATATATTATTTTGTTTATATGAAAAAAAACGAATCTGGCAATTACTGCCCTCTTCTTAAAAAAGATTGTATAGAACATAAGTGTTCTTGGTATACACATGTAAGAGGAATGAACCCAAATACGGGACAAGATGTTGATCATTGGGCATGTGCTGTAACTTGGATGCCTATGTTGACTATTGAAAATTCTCAACAACAAAGACAAACCGGTGCTGCTGTTGAGTCATTTAGAAATGAGGTTGTAAAATCAAACGACGAAAATAGACAACTATATATTGATATGATACAACAAAATGGCATTTTGCCTGTAAATATCACCTCTTTAACAAACACTACCAATACATTACCAGAGTCAGGAGAGTAAATATGAAGTTAACAATTATTCCTGTAGATAAAGCGGTGTATATAGATGAAAAGTGTTACCGTGATATTGATCTTACTTGGATTCCAGATATTGATGATAAAAAAGTCCATGCAATTCAGTGGGAAGAGGTAGATGGTGTAGGAGAAGGCGAAATTGAGTTTGTAGGACCATCTCAAAATTTAAAAATAAATATCTTAGGTATAGAAGGATTCTGTAGCTTTCAAAAAGCTATAGATCAATGGAATGAAAAACAGGAAGAAGAAGAGGCTTTATACCAAGAGTATTTGGCAGAACAAGAAAGATTAAAAAAAGAAGAAGAAGAAATATTACATGCCAACTTTCTTGCTTTTAATCAAGCATACCTTCCTGTTTTAGAAGACGAAGATACCGGAGAAGATAGTGAAGAAGATGGTGAAAATATATTTTACGATATCGAAGAACTTTTAAAAGAAATTTAAGAATAAATTATTGATTTTATATTATGAATAAAAAACTAGTTGAAAATAACTATATTGTATTACCAAATTTTATTTCAAAAGAAAGATCTTCTGAACTTTCTTTTGAATTTTTAAAGTACTCTAAAGAAAATAATTTGGAGGGCGATCCTCAAGCCCCGAATTCTTTTTCTGCGTATAACTACATTCCATTTTTGGAATTGTTGTGCGAAAAAACTCCAGAAGTTTCTTCTACACTTGGAGAAACAGTTCTACCTACATATTCTTATGCAAGAGTATATAAGAATGGAAGTGTATTAACACGACATACTGACAGAGATGCTTGTGAAATATCTTTAACTTTACATTTACATGGAGATTCTGTTTGGCCTATATGGATTGAAACTCCTTCTGGTGAACATCGTTCTGTAGATTTAAATCCTGGCGATGCCATGGTATATCTTGGAAAGGTAGCTCCTCATTGGAGAGAAATGTACGATGGAGAATATTATACTCAAGTATTCTTACATTATGTAAGAAGTAGGGGAGATTGTGCTTATGCATATTTTGATAAACTCAGGGAGGAGTCTAAACCAGAGTCCGAACCCAAAAATGAAGTTGTGGAAGAGGTTGTAGAAGAACCGATTATTGAAGATAACAAAGTAGAAATAACACCGATTTCGCCTAGAAGTACAAGAACCTTAGAAGAATATATTTTTACATTAGACAATGTAGTTCCAGAAGTACTATGTGATAGGATTTTGGAAGAATATCGTGAATCTAATCTTTGGAATGCAACCATGGTGGGAGATGGTACGGTTGATAATAGAATTAGAAACTGTGATGTCATTGCTATTTCGGAAGTTGGTATACTGCAACAAAATTTTGATATTAGAAAGAAACTTGATGAAGATTTCTATGTCTGCGCTTCAAATGCAATTAATGAGTATCGAAAAATATTTTCAGATGTTGCATCAGAAATAGATACTGGGTATGATTTATTGAGATATAAAGAAGGCCAGTTTTATACTCAACATACAGATTCATTTAAACACCAACAACGATCTGTAAGTTGTTCTTTTCTTTTGAATGACGACTATGATGGTGGTGAGTTCGCATTCTTTGATAGAGAAATTATAATTAAAGGCTCCAAAGGATCTATCATAATGTTCCCATCGAATTTTATGTTTCCACATGAAGTGATGCCTGTAATTTCCGGCACTCGATATTCAATTATTACCTGGTATGTCTGACAAACTAAAAGGAATTCCAAGTATCTACTATCTAAATCTAGATTCTGAAGTAGAGAGAAGAAAATACATGGAGAGACAATTTGAAAAATTGAATCTCAATAATGTGACAAGATTCTCTGGTTCAAATTATCTTGTGGAAAATTATGAGGAGTGGAAAGACATTTTACATTTTCCTAAGTTGATTGACGAAAAACGACATCAACTTAAGGCTTCAATCACTCTTTCTACTCTTGAGATGATCAGACACTGGTTACAAACAACAGATGAAAAATATTTAATTTTATTTGAAGATGATTATGATTTGAACTTGGTTCAATATTGGCACTTTGACTGGGAATATTTAATGAAAAATATTCCTTATGGTTGGGATTGTATTCAATTAGGATTCGAATCATCTCATTACATACAATTTTATCTACATCCAAAAGATAAGACAAGTGCTTTTGGCCCTATTTTAATCAATAGACATTTTGCTGAGAAATTAATTAATTTGCATTATGTTAAGGAAAAGTATATGTTAATTCGCAAATACGGAAGTCACCCTTTGGATAAAGCATATCAAGTTGTTGCATTGGACACCTTTCTTCCTTTTTTGGGAGTTATATATCAATTGCCTTTGATAACTCAAAATCCATATCTAGATAAAGTACCAAAGAAACATCATCTTCTTTGCAGAGATATCTATTATGATTGGTGGCAAAACAAAAGAGATAATTTTACTCTGAAAGAATTTTTCTCTTATGGAAAAGAAAATGATAGGGAAATGGTAGAATTCGTAAGGAGATCATGATTCACCATAAGCTAGAAGACATTCCTCCAATATACTATTTCAATCTCGATTATAGAACAGATCGTAGAGAATACTTAGAAAAAGAATTTTCGGATTATGGAATAACAAATTATCATGGGGTCAATTCTTCCAGATATTCTGTAGATAATTTTGAAAAGTGGAAATCTAAAGTTGTTATTGATAAACTTAGAACACAAGTATGGTTTCTTGCTACACTAGTTGATCGAATTCATGGTATAATTGATTGGTATAACTCTAATATTTCTGAAACTTGTTTAATAGTTGAAGATGATTTTTGTCTAGAATCTGTTGAATATTGGAATTTTGATTGGAAAACCTTTGTAAGTAACTTGCCTTGTAATTGGGAGTGTATTCAACTTCATATTATTGGAGAAAAATTTTTGACAATGAACTTGTCGAAGTGGTATAGGAATAATCATTCGACTGGTTGTATATTGATTAACAGGTCATATGCACAAAAACTTATCAATCTTCATTACATAGATAATAAATTCAAATTATATTCTAATTATGGATATAATAAAAATTGGCCAGAATATCACTATCAGTCGGTAGACTTTGTTTTATATCAGGTGGGCATTACATATTCAATTCCACTTTTTACCACAAACTATACTTTTTTAAGTGATGGACTTAGAAATGGAAAAATAAATCATATGTCTAAAAATTGTGATATTTTGGTTCTAGATTGGTGGAAGAATAAATCTAAGGACTATACTCTAGATGATATTTTGTGTTTGGATTCAATCAAAAGAAAACAGTTGATCATAGAAGTAAATCATGAATTTAAAGGATAAACTAAAAGGTCTTCCACCAATCATTCTTGCCACTATTGATGAGAGAAAAGATAGACAAGAATATACTGAAACTCAGTATGATTATTGGGGAATTAAAAACTATACGAAAGTTTCAGGATCTAAATATCAACTATCAACATATGAAGACTACTGGAAAGATTTAGTTGTCTTAAATCCTTTTTCCGAATACAAGAGAAGAAAACAACATATTGCAGAGATTTCTATTACTCTTGCTCACCTAATTAATATTAAAAACTGGTTAGAAACTACTAATGATCCATATGTAATCATCATGGAGGATGATTATGATTTAAGTTTTATAGAATATTGGCACTTCGATTGGGAATATTTGATGAACAATATCCCCTATGATTGGGATTGTATTCAAATGAGTTTTGAGAATGATAGAATTGTTCCCTGCTATCTACACCCCATTCTATCAGGTCATAGTACAGGAGCT